TCAGCATAAGCCGGTCAACGTCTGCCCTGATTCGATCAACATCCGCGCGCATCGCCAGCATTTGCGCATCTGCCGCCATTCGCGCAGCGACAGCCAGTTCGGCAACGCCAGCGACGGGAGGGGAATCCTCGGCGCCAGTCATGTTTGTGGCAGGGTCGATGCCGTTTACGACGGCATAGACTTTATACAGCCAATCGCGAAACGCCCTGTTGTCTCTGGGGTCAGGTGGCGGCGGGAGAATGCGGCTCATCAGGCCTTTCTGCCCCAGACAGTCACGGCAACCTGCACGCCGGAAGTCCAACTCGACGGCGTCAGCGTGATGGATTTCAGCGGCCGCCCCTGGATATAAAACCCGGTCAACGCCGTTGGGTTGATGTTGATTGCATCGCCTCCAGACGTTACCGTTTCAGAGGTGCCATTTTTCGGCACTGCGGTTACCGCAGTCGTTCCGGCCGCAGGACTGCCGACAATCAGCGCCAATTCCACCGAGTACAGATCACACGCGGCCGCAGGGTCGATAGTGATGGTCGTTTCCGACCCGGTGACAACAACGCCATCTCCAACTTTGTACATATTGCTCATTCCGGTTGCTCCTGTTCTCTTGGAATTGCCTTGCATTCCGACTCAAGCACCAATTCACCATCGGCATCGAACGGAGTCTCACCGTCCCACAACACGACATTGACGGCATAACCATCCGCATCAACAACTACATATCGCTGCATGATCAAAACTCCAGTACCAAAGCCCAACCACTCCCACCAACCCCGCCAGCACCTGTTGCGTATGTGCTGCGGCAACGCGCCGCCACCACCACCAGATCCACGACCACCAGCACCACCAGCACCACCGACACCGCCAGAGCCTCCCCCACCCCCGCTACCCCCTTGACCAAACAGGCCACCAGCACCAGGTGCTGCTCCTGCTGAAGCATCAGCACCAGTCCCCCCGCCACTTGCAGCAGCGGGGCCAACAGTTTCCATAAACCGTGGCCCACCTCTTCCTCCATTAGTTCCAGTGTTTCCTGACGTGACTCCACCACCCGATGCACCACCAACCCCACCATCACACGCAAATGAACCGCCACCTGCCACAGCACTGGTTGAACACCCTCCACCACCATTACCACAGCCAACGGCTGTTACTCCCGTAGAAGTACTCCCGCCGCCTCCTGCCCCGCCCCCATTAGCGGCAGTACCAGCGCTTGACCCCTTGGCGCGTTGACTTCCACCTGCACCACCAATACTGATGGTAGCAGAACCCGCACCTGCCCCACCGCCTCCGCCGCCATATGCTGTGGCAATAGTCCCGAACGTAGTGTCTCCGCCCTGCCCGCCAGCATTCCCGCCTATCGCTCCCGCATTCGTCACGCCCGCCCCAGCCGTGCCACCCGCTGCAATCCCCACCGGCACAACGCCCGTAGGATACGCCGCCAGAACCTCGGCGCGTGTTAGCACCAACTCGCGTTTTCCTGCTCCACCGCCACCGGCCCCACCCGGGCAGGCTACGCCAGCCCCAGACGTGCCACCAGACCCGCCGCCACCGCCACCACCAATGAGCAGGATGTGCAACGATTTGGTATCAGCGCCCAGTGTGAAGTTCCCGGAGCCTGTGAACTCGGTGGATTTCGCAGCGCCAGCCGAAGAAGAACCGGCACCGGAAAGTCCAGTATTTGCCTCAATTGCCATCAGTGATCTCCTGCTTCGGCGTCGAGATATGCGCCAAGGATAACGGTTTTGACCGGACAGCTACCCGTCAGCCGGAATACCCGGTCACGGCTGCATCCCAGTCGGTTGAATGTGATCGACGGTTTGAACGATCCGATTTTGCCCATGCTTCCGGCGCGCTTGCTGCACCATGTATGGCCGCCATCGTCCGACCAATCCAGATAGATGTTTGGGTCGCTGCCGTGTCCAGACACCAGACCAACGCCGCGCTCCATGTTGATGGTCAGCGAGTGGAACATGACGCGCTTGTAATCCTGAACAATGCGAGGCGTTGTACGCTCCCAGCATATCGGCAGGCCACCATCGGTGTAGGTTGTGTCAGACAGTTCCCACACCTGATTCGACGCGTAGTCTCCTACCATGTGCTTTCCGAACGCGAATACATGACAGTTTGCGCGGTCACGTCCTTGCGCGTAGGTCTCACGGACATGCCATGCCAATTCCGGGTCTTGGATCGATGCGTCATAAACGTAGGTTTTCATGGATTCAGGGAACGACAGCGCGTAAAAGGTGTGACCTGATTGTTGGTAAGCAAACGCCGTTGCCTTTCCAATATCCGGCATCTGCCCGATTTCGTACTCTATGCCGCGATTGCTGATAATCTGCGGATTGTACTGATCGGCGCGGTAAACAAGGCCCTGGCCGTGCGCATTGCGGCCTAGCCAAAAAATCGTGTTGTCTGCCTTTGAAATAGATTGCGGCGCTGCGCATCCGACCTCAAGCACTGCGCCATCACGCCGAGCCAGCGGGAAATCAGTCGCGCCGGAGTTGTACCAGATTTCGATGGATTGCGATCCGAACAGCCACAATTCCCGATGATCGACAACAAGGCCAACGATGTCGTCAAGATTCGATTCTGCCTGAGCAAAATCCAGCGCGTCAAACGACGATCCGTCATTGATTGCGGAGATGTAAAACTGTTGGGAGTCGGGAATGGCAAAGACGAAATAGCCGTCCAGATAATCAACGAGATAGCTGCCAGCAAAATCGGTGTCTGTCACCGCAGTTACCCTGCTGCCAGTGATGATGTAGGCGTTCTGGCCGGTGACAGCAATGACATGATCGCGGTTTGCCGACAGCGCCACGCGTTTTGTGCCGTCGAGCGTGATCGTGCCAATGCGAGTGCCTGCGCCAGTCTCGTTGATGCGGTAGACCTCGTTTCCTGAGATGGCGATAACAAGGTGATTATGGCTGATCATCGCCCGTATCGGCCCATTGCCGATGGCTGCGAATTCTGTTTTCCCCGGCACCATGTACAGCGCAGACCCGGATTCAGGCTCTGCCGTGTCAGTCTCCAGGTACAGATTGACCGTGCGCTGGGCATCCTGATTGACGGAGCGCCGTTTGCTATAGCCACCCAGCAGTGGGATTTTCATGTTGATCCCGACCGAATGGCGTTGATGTCGGAATACCCACGACGCCTCATCAGCAGCGGATCAAGCACGGCGGCAGGGATTTGCAGGTTGACGCGGCGAACGACTTCCAGAGCATCCGATGCTGTTTTTGCAATCTCGGCAGCGACAGAAACCCCATACTCCGGAGCCAATTCGATAGCCAGGCTGTAGCGGATGGCGCGGATGAATTCCGGCGGATATGGCATCGTGTCGTACAGCGCCAAATCAGACGGCGGCGCGATCTTGTCCATCACCAGCGTGCAACCTGAACCGGGAGCCGGGTACAGATGCAGTGTAGACAGCGGGTACCCTGGGCGAATCGCCATGATTTCAGGGATGGCACCAGTCGTCGATTTATCGGGAATCGCTTCATACTCGCCAAGCGCCACGACACGGAGCGGATAATCAAGCCCGCCTTGGGTGATGTGCGCCTGATAGATGGTCGTCGGACGCGTGGCATTGATCGCACCGCCTGCGCCGATGGTGTAGCTGGCAACGCCAGAAGTAAGTGCGAAAGATGTTTGCGGGACAGATGCGGACGTGTAGCGAGATGCCGCCCAGGACGCCAGCATTTGATTCATCGCTGACAGGCCATCAGCGGCTTCTTCCGCCGACGGCGGCTCGATCGGCGTGACAACACCAATCAGCCGGAGCGCACCACGAACAACGTCATAGGCTGTCGTCATTTTTCACCCGGCGTCTGCGTGGCTTTGCTGGTTCTGGCTCTGGTTCTGCCTGAACTTGTACGAGATCAGCATCTTCGACGGTCCATCCCGCAGCGTCAAATGCCGGTCTTTCCAGTCCGGATACCATTGCGAAACCGTGTTGCGGATGGCTCATTCTTACCATGATTCATCCTCGAAATGATGCCGTCCTTGGCAGTGAATCGTCAGGCGGCCAGAATGCCGAGGGACTTCAAGATGGTCACGATGTCGCCGACGGTGTAGGTCGTCGATCCGGATGCGCCAGCCCACACGGAATCGGCCTTGCTCGCGGTACCGGCACCCGCAGCAAATCCGGTGGTGTTGCCAGCAGACGACGGGCGCGCTACAGGTGTATTTCCGTAGAATCCGACCTTTTCCGTGCTCGACTTGCCGATAAGGCATCCTTCGGGACCGTTGGTGCTGACAGACCACGGCTCTTGGGTATTTTGCAGGCCAGTATTAGCCATGATGTCACCTCTCAATCAATTAAGGATTGGGCCGGTTCCCCGGCCCGTTGCATCAGTTGGTGATACGGCAGGCCCACTCGGGACGCAGCGCCGCGAAACCGTACAGGATGTCGATACGGCACAGCAACTCGTCGTTGCGGATGTCGCCATCGAACCACACCCGCAAGCTCAAGCCGTCCATTACACGGCGCGCGCAGTTGTGGGCACCGCCCATCAACGGCAGGTCGGCGGTCACGAACTGGAAGGCCTCTTTGTGATACATGAGGTTTTGCAGGTAGGTCGTCGAGGCGTTGCCGACAAAAGTCACCGTCTTGGCGTTGAAGTCAGTCGTCGCCAACTGCGCACCGGCAGAGCTACACACGTTCTGGCGCGGGCCGGTCAGGTAAATCGTCGGGGATACCGTGATCGTGCTAGATGCGCTGGTCGTCAGGATGGTGAACTGCTGCAAGTGGCTGTAGGCCTGCTTTGTTTCCGGGTGACAGGCATACACGCCAGCGACGGTAAACACCGAGCCGACAGCCGGGGATGCAATCAGCGTGTGCATGTCGATGGTAGCGCCGCCGTCAGTCACCAGCGCAGCGGCATCGGTCGCGCCGGTCACGTCGGAGCTGTTGGTGTGAGCATACATGCGCTCATTTTCGTAGTAATCAGCCCCGGAAGTGCGGCCAATCATGCCTTCGCGGTACTGTTCGCGGATCTGCGTGGAGTCCTGGAACAATCCCTTGAGGCCATTAACCATGCCGCCCATCGTCAGGGAATCCATCATCACAAAGCGATTTCCGTCCTTAGGAGCAAGGCCTTGGTTAAGTTTGGCGCGAGCCGCACCGACAGCGGTCAGATCAGTCGGAGGCGTGCCGGGAGTGCCTACGCTGTTGTAAACGCGCTTGGTGGCATAAGAGATAAAATCGCCCTCGATGCCGGAAATCAGCGCAGAAACAGCCGGGGTGATGTAGCGGTCAGAGAAGTCTCCGATGGAGTCAGGAGTGATCAGGGCCAGTTCGGCGCTGTTAAAACGCATGTCCACATGGTCTTGCGTCGCCAGCGTGATGGTCTGGCTGGACTCTGTTTGGTCCTGGACATCCATTACTCGGCTACCCTGCGTCCGGGTGTACTGGTTCGGGTTAGCAACGCGAAGTTGGTCTCCCGGTTTCCAGCCGCCTTTGGACTTGAACGACTCATCATACTGACGGTCAACGGTGCCGATGAAGCTGGACTTTTCGTGCGCAACCCGCAGGGACTCGCGTGCCAGCAGGTCGGGAATATTGAAGGCGTTAGCCATGGTGTCACCTCATTTGCCGTCTCTCGACGGTAGTTATCGACGTTTGCGCTGTGCATCCTGGCGCTTGCGGAAATCCGCATACTCCTTGTCGGTCATGTCTGACACGGACTTGGAGCCTGTCCCTGCCGCTTTAACTGCCGGTGCCGGTGGCGGGGCCTGCGTGACCTTGCGCTCCGGTACCTTGGCACTGAGACGGGCGGAGATCCTGCCCAGTTCCAGCACCTGTTGACGCTCACCCATCGCGTTCAGCTTGTAGAGTTCGGTCGGATTCTTGGCGAGGTAGTAGGCCACGGAAGGGCCGTCGTCACTCTCCAGAATCGTTTCCATCACGGCATCAGAGACACCGATGGCGGCAGATTGCAGCACGGCATCAAAATCAGGATTCGCCTGACGGATGCTGGCGGCACGCTCGTTGAACCCTGCGACACGTTCAGCCTGTTTCTGCTGTACGGTGCGCTGCTGTTCAATCTCACGGAGTTTCTTGCCTGTTTCAAACTCAACTTTTGCAGCAAGGTACTTCTCCAGATCATCAAACTGCGTTGGATCAGGTTCCGGCTGCGATGCTTGCGCGGTGCGCTCCTGTTCGGCAAGTTTCGCTTCCAGTTCGCGGATGCGGGCTTCCCGTTCGTAGCGTTGTTGCGTCAGCTTGTCGATGCGTTTCTGTACCCCTTTCGGCAGTTTTGCGGGGTCCGGTTCGTGGTCGTCGCCATCCGCATCATCTGCGGCTGGTTCCGGCTCGGTAGCGGGCGCGGCGTCTGTCGTGGTGGGTTCGTCGGCTGCATCAGCCTGCGGGGTTGCAGTGGTCGGATCTGCGATTGCTTCGACCGGCGGCGCGTTGTCGATAACGCTGGGTGTATCACTCATCAAAAAGGCTCCGGCGACACGACGGCGGCAGGATTACAGCCGTCGTGTGTTTAGGGATGGCGCGACGTCATCACGACGTGGCATCAGCGGGATAGCGCCCGCTGGCGTGACTACATAATAGGCGGTTGTTCACCGCCGTACAATAGCCCGTCAAGGTCTGTTTGCTGCATTTCTTCAGGCTCCGGCATCATTTGCCGCGCTTCTTCTTCCCGCATCCCATCTTCAACCTCCGCAGGTTCGCCAAAGTTCAAGCCGGTCTGTTCTTCCGGCTCTTCCGTCACATCGGGCGCGGCTGCAGCCTGACCCATGATGTTCTGCGCCAGGATTTCAGCAACCTGCATCGCCATGACGCTCATGTCGGGCGTGGTTGCCGCCAACTTGGCCGATTCCAGCATGGCCTTAACGTCGATTTCGTACTGCTTCAGCCGACGGTCCTCGTCCTTGTCCTCGTTTTCCTCCTTGAGTTGATCGTTCTCCTGTTGCAGCTGGGCAATGAGTTGCTTGCCCTGCTCGATCATCTGCTGGACTTCCGCCGGAATCTCTTGTTCCTGCTCGCCTTCCTCGTCGCCGATGATGTTAGCCGGGACCGTCCGCTTCAGTCGCTCGGCAATGGCGTCTGCCCCGTCCCAATCCATTGATTTCACAATGAGGTCGCCAGCGACTTGCATGATGGCCGGGTTCATTTTGGCGATTTCCACCATCATGTTCAGCGCCTCGACGCGCTTGGTGGTGTAGCTCGGGCCGACATCAACAACCAGGTCATATCGTCCAGTTGTCAGGTCGTTGACGGGTTCGACCATGCCGTCATCGTTGACACGGGCGCTGTTGATTCTCTCCAGGGTTTTCTGGCCATCGATGCCCATGATCTCGATGACGCGCTCGGTGTCGTAGATTTTCGGGATCAGGTCGATGATGACGCGGGCGCTGTACCGGATGGCGCGGCTCAGGTTGTCGATGTAGGCAAAGTTCGCCGTATCGCCCTCACGCTGGCGGGCCAAGATAGCGCGGCCTGATGTTTCGTTCGACTGCTCACCCAGGGCGGCGGAATAGATGCCGGTCGTGGCCTTCATCTCATCGACAGCCAGCATTGCGGCCTGCTCGAATCCCTTGTCCTGCATCCCCGCATTGAGCCGCTGCGGCATGGGTGCGGTCGGGTCTGGATTGTATGGCAGGTATGGCAGATTGCCGGACAGCGCGTCAGACCAATACTCGTCCAGTCCATCAAGCTGCTTAGTCGTGACCATCACCGGCGCTTTCGGGGCCAGGGCCTTTGTCTCGGTGTCGATCGTGCGCCAGTAGTTGTACATGCGCTGCGGGTCTTTTGCGTGACGGACGATACCGCGCAAGATGCGCTTGCCGTCCACCATGTCCTCTTTTCCGTTCACCCCCACAATCGGAATATACCGGCCAGCCCATTCCGCCTGCTCCAGCACTTCGGCGCCGGACATGATGCACATTTTGACAGCGCACTTTTCAGACTTGCGCTCACGGATAACCAGTTCCGGGGCTGTCGGCTTGTCGAATGTGGCCGTCCCGTCATTCAGCAGGTACAGCGTGGCCGGAGTGCGCTCCTTGTACCAGTATTCAGCAATCTGCATGTTGTCGCCGGACGACCACCCGGCCTGCATGTGCTCGGTCTGGAAATTGGATTCCGCGGCTTTCGGCCATCGCGCCTTGAACTCGTCTTTGCTGATGCTGTCGACAACAATGGCGTATTCCGCGTCGCTGTAATCCGGCTGGATTGCGGACGGGTCGAAATGCACGTTCAGCGCGTTGGGGATGCGCTCGATGGTGACTTCCTGGTCGAACGTGTCGTCGTCGACATATCGCGTCTTGATGCGCCATGCTCCGAAGCCGAACGTGGCTGTTTGCTCCAGTGCGGTGTCATAGGCAAAGTCGGCATTTGATCGGTTTTCGATGCTGCGAATCAGGCCGCTGTAGATTTTGGCCACATCAACGTCGCCATCCTCACCGGCAAAGACCTTGATGGCAACTTTGTTCTGCCGTGCGTCGCCGACAATCTGGTCAATGAACGCAGGCAGGCGGTTGATTGTCTGCATGGGTCGACCGACACGCATCGCCTTGACGTCATCCGGCCATTGATCGCCTGACGCAAACCTCTGATCATCGATCATGTCAACGCGGTTTTCCTGTGTGGCCTCGACGGAGGCCTTGTAGCGGCGCATCGCCTCCGTGAACAACGGGTCTTTTTCGCTCTTCATTGTCATGCCTCCCGGCATTACGTGTTAGCCCATCCACGCCATGCGGGAACGGGGCGGCTTGATCTTCAGCGGGGTCGTGGTCTTTTCCTCAAACCCGACAGCAAAATAACGGAACGCATCAGCGCCATGACTTGACCAGTCGTGTGCCGGTTTGGCATGTGCGCCGCCGTCCTTGTTGGTTTCGTAGTGATAATACTCCAGACAGCGTATCCCGTCGGCGCATTTATCATCAATCCAGACATTCGGCATGACGCGGCGTACAGCCTGGATGCCGTTGTCTATCCCTATCTGCGGGACAATGCGGATTTTAAGGCCCAGTTCTTCGAGCATTTCCTGCACGGTTTTACCCGTCCCGAGGTTTGCATGGCGCGCATCATGGGGCAATCCATGCTCAGCGTAAACATATCCGCGTGATTGCAGCATCTGGACGTAGTGCGTCAATGGTTGGCGGTTGGCGCTGTAGTAGTCGATGACCCGAACCTGCATCCCGACAGATTGCACAAACCAGATGGCGGTATTGTCGCCAAAACCCAAATCCCAAAACGTATAGACCGGCTTCGATGGCTCATACGGCACGCGGCCTATGCGCCCTTCCTCGCGCATTTTCCGCATCTCGTCGGCGTAGACAGCGCCATCCAGCACGCGCAGACAATGGCCTTCCCAGATGTGCAGGTACAGGTCACGGCTTCCGGTGTCATAGGCGTGGACGCGCTCTCGCTCCAACTCAGCGGGAAACCACGGATTGTCGCGCCAGTTTACGGCCTCAATCTGGCAGTCCGGAAGCGGGTTGGCGATAAAGCGCTGATAGGTTGGATCGG